GATTGCGCGCCATCTAATCTTAAATACACCCAACTCCTTGTTCCCTTTTTTAAGAATATAGAGTATGTGTGTTTTGCGGAGGTAACAGTAGGATTTAAAAATAACCTATGAATAGAATTACTTGTAGTTTCATTTACTTTTGAAGCATTTTGTGTACCATCTGGAGAAATAATATCATTATCTGATACAGTAACATTTTGAATATTTGTCCAATTAGATAACTGTTCTGAATATTGTAACAAATTAGTTCTTTGTGGCTCTAACAACAAACTCGGACACCCTACAACCTCACCATCTAACATTGAGTAGTTAAGTCTGTTCTCTCCACTTGATACTCTTTCTATTAAGCCCTGTGCGTTTATTCTTGTAGCTTCTGAGCCTCTATTAAAGTCAAAATCTCCCACACCATCACTAGGAAGTATAGAGTAAACCTTATCGCCTACTGTGGCTGGTATTAATGCTAATTTTGGTTTTGCCATTTTATTAATTATTTAAGTCTTTTAATGCAGTTTCGTGTGTCCAATCTGCTACGCATTTTTTTGCTTCTACTCCGCCAGACCTTACATCCATTGTAAACTGACCACTAAAAAAGTCTGGTTTTGTTCCTAATGAAGATGCAGTATCTATTGCAACTCCCCACCAACTTGTGTTATATATTTCTCCCCAACTCATTTATTTGTTTTTATATTGTTCGTAACATATTGCTATTGCTTGGTCTTTTTTATACTCCTTGCTTATTTCCGCTACACACCTTATCATAAAGTCCTTTTGTTTCTCGTTCTGTTTTGGTTTCGGTATTGGCATAGATGTATTTTTTTAATTTATTAAGATTTGTTTTTTTTACCTTATATTTCATAAAACCCAACCATTATAAACTGTATCAGTATCTGGACTAATATCCTCGTTTGTGTTGCTTGTATATTCTGGGAATTTAGATTGATTAAAACATAAATAATCAACCAATCTAGTGCTGTAATAATTTGCATACTCCCTTGCTTTGCCTACTAAATAATCAACTTCATTTTTATTTACGTTTTCAGCTGTTTCACTAGAGTGTTTAAACACACCACCATTCTTAATTTGATATGCTGCAAATGGTATATAATTAACTTGTGCGAACCATATCAAAGTTGGTTGTACATAATCTTGTACAAGTGCTAAATAATCACCTGTTAAAGTACTATTTTCAATATCGTTATTTATTCGGTTGTATAAATCTGTTCCTAATAGATTTTGTATGTCAATCTCTTGTCCTAACTTATTAAATTGAATAAATTTATCTGTATCTACGTTACCGTCTAATATAGAATTTCTTATTAAGTCAGTTCTCGATATAAATAATGCTGTTGCCATTTAGTTTTTGAATTTCATTTTGTTCCAATATTCGGCTGTATAACCTTTGTACTTCATATCCTTTGGAGCAACAGGTACTTTTTGAGCGTTTTTAGGTGCTTTAAAACCTTTACTTTTTGCTTGTCCTGTTGTTATCTCGCTTTTTTTACCGTCTTTAATTTGATAGGTTTTTCTAAACCATTTATGATTGCATCTTGCACCACCCTTGTAAAGCCATATTGAATAAGTATCTGAACCGCCTTTGCCAAAACCTGCGTTTACAACTTTATTTCCCATTGCTACAATATCCTCTTTACGATAAACCTTTTTAGCACCTACCATTTTAGAGCAAAATTGCCTACTATTTGAACCAGCTTTTTGAGGTGCATAAGAATAACGTACTAAAAACTCAACACCCTTTTGACTTTCTTGTTTTGACTTACCGTCTTGTGTGCTTTTTGCGTTTGGCTTTGCTGTTCCTGTGGTTACAAAATTCCATATTTTAGAAAGCGTTGTTTCTTCTTGTTCTAGCTCGGTGTTTAAGTCTGTAATAACTTCGTCTAGTTCATCGTTTAACTCATAATCAACTTCACTTTCATCAACCAAATCATACTCCGCTAGTAGTTCGCTTTCATCTTGTCCTAAGTCAATTAATTCATCAGCTATATCACTTCCTAATTCATCTGGTAAATCTTGGCTAAGTTTAACCCCTGTTTCCTCTTCTCGTGTTTCAGTATCCTCAACGTTTTCCAAGTCTGTAAATTCTAACGGCTGAAGCGTTTTAAAGTACAATTTAAGGCTAATTTGATTGTATGCTAGTATACTATCAAAAGCATCTATTAAAAGCGTTTGAAACGGTCTTATTACGGTGTTATCCATTAGTGTACTTGCAGTCTTTAATTCTTCTGCATTATTACCCAACCCGCTATTATCTTTAATACCTAAAAGCATAGGACTAACAACTCTGTGAGACACCATTACTTTCTTAGAACTTTCGTCACTTAAAAATTGATATTGGTTATGAGCGTCACTTAATTGTATTGGTTCAATAGTTGCAGCACTTTCGGGGTTGTCATTAAAAGCTAGTATAAACTTTCCTGCGTTACTTGAGCCACTAAACTTTTGATATATTCTATTTTCTAATGCTTGGCGTTCTTCTGCGTTTGGTGTACCATTATTGAAATTAATGAGCATTGAAGGAGCTAATCCGTTCAAGATATTGTTTAAATGGTAGTTACTTATTTCTTGCTCTAGTTCGGCATACTGTAAGCCACCTGCGTAATCTGGGCTAGAATAATATTTATAACCAGCTCGGTAAGGCTTTACATATACAATCTCTATATTTTCTTTACTATAACCAAAAGACGGTATTCTAGTAGTGTCGTCAACTTTTTTAACTTTAGACCAATCATCTGAATAGTAGTAAGCAACAATTTCTCCTTTATCGTTACATTTTTCTGCTCTTAAATTTTCAACAGGAATATGCTCAACTTGTGCGATAGTTTTTTTATCTTTAGAGTAAATAACTTGCATAGCACATTGACCCATTAATTTAAGGTCGTAACACAATTTACGAACCATATCTTTATGGAACAAAGAAATCATTTTAGCGTATTGCTCTGGCTTTTTATTTGAATTTAAAGCATCTAGTCCACGACCGTAAATCATCTCGCTAATACCGTTAATAATAGCGTTATTTGTTGGGCTACCGTTGTATCTGTCAATTAAATACTTGAAGTAATTATTATCAGCACCATAAGACACCCACTCTTTGTTTGATTTCTCAACAATTTCTGGCGTTGTGTAAGTGCTTAAATTTACTATTCTTAAATCGTTCATATTTATATTATTATAAATTCGTTATCCGAACTTTCCTCACTTATATATTGGTCTTTATTAACGCTGTAATATTCATCATTACTTTGGTTAATAGCTTGGTTTGTGCAAAAAATCTTATCTTTATAAATTATGTTATTTAAATAACTAACTTGTAAAATATAAAAATCGTTTTCAGTTAATGTTCCAAAAACCGCATCAAATGAAATATAATTACCGTCTATTTCAGATATTGCATCAACTGTAATACTTTTATTTGTACTTTCACTTGTTAGTTTCAAGTTCAAAGTACCAACCGTAAACTCTCTAGGAATTATTTTAAAGGTTTTGTTTCCGCTTGTGGTTATTAACTTCATATTAATATATAAATAAAAAACAAATATTTTGTATTGTGTAGGTATAAAAAAAGGGCTATCCGTTAAGATAACCCTAATTTACAAGTAAAATTACTAATTACGCTGTTGGGTCGATTTGAACCGCAGAAGCATCGTCAGTTATAACAGTTGATGTTACAAAATAAGGTGGTGCAGTTTCTTGCGCATTCACCGTTAAAGTGTAACCTGTTAAATCTCCCATTGCTGCGCCGCTTTGAATTTGACCTGAAACCACGTCCCCTCCGTGTTCAAGTCCTACTAAAAAGAAGTTTCCGTTATAATCCTCAACTGCAACGTGTGGACGTGCGTGAGCAATTAATTTAAGTTCTTCTTGTGTAGCTTTGTCTTGAAAAGTCAAAGTCATATTTAATGTAGTGTCATAGAAAGTCGTTCCATTTTCTCTGCTTGAAGTGATTGCAGTTTCCATTGAACTATTTCCTTTTACGTCAAACTGAAACCATTCTGGAGTTCCAGAAACACCTGTGATTTCACCAGCTACGATTGTTGCATCCCCTAAAGTTCCGTAATCCGCAAAATAGATAGTTTTTATTCCACCTACTGCCGATTTACAAGGTACTTTACGACCGCTTGTTATTGAGCATCCCATATTTATAAAGTTTTTTTAATAAAAAAGGGTAAGCAATTTTACCCACCCTTTTAAATTTGATTAGTTAATTATTAAGCTGTAATTCTTAAAACGATATCCGTTACTTGTGCATATTGTACACCAGCAGTAAATCTCATTACTACACGAACATTTTGTGAACCGTCATTCTCTGCCATATCAATTACTCTTACTTCGTTCAAGTCATTTAAAAGACCAGTTCCAAAGAATAAGTTTGATTTTTCAGCTGCGATAATAGTTCCATCAGCTGCTCCTCTAGCTGGTACAACAGGAATACCATCAAAGAATAAAGAACCTAAAGATTGGTTGTTTCCTTTGTTTTCGTAACCATTAGCACCTTCGCCACCAGACTGGAAACCACCTAATGCACGAGTGTAAGCACGAATTACATCAGATGCAGCATAGATAT